GAACTGTATGGAGAAGAAGACTTATCGTTGTGCTTCGAGTGGATTAAGCAAGAAAGAAAAAGAAGGAAAGAAACACAATGCAAGCCGAACAAATAGCAAAGGCGCTAGGCAACGCGAAGAAGGTCAATGGGAGCTGGTTAGCGTCATGCCCACTGCCTACGCATGGCCAAGGCAACGGTGACAAGAATCCGAGCCTGTCAATCACTGATGGACCTGATGCGAAACCGCTGTTCAAGTGCCACGGTGGATGCGACCAGCACGATGTCTTCGCGGCCATCAAGGATTTTGGATTGCTGCCAGAGTTGGAGCCACGCGCAGAACTCTTAGCGTCAATCAAGCCAATCCAGCAACCAACGCTCGAAAACGAGTGGCACTACACGGACGAGGACGGTGTGACGCTGTTCATCAAGCAGCGTTACAAGACGTATGACGCGAAGGGTAAGACGTACAAGCAGCTCAGGGTGGACGAGCATGGCAAGAGACACTCAACCATCACTGGTGCAAAGATCGTCCCGTACAACTTGCCGGAAGTCGAACAAGCCAGAGTAAACAACCGAACTGTCTTCTTGACGGAAGGAGAGAAAGCTGCGGACGCGCTCAAGTCAATCGGTGTCTGTGCAACCTGTACGCATCAAGGCGCAAGCTCATTCCCTGAAGATGCCATCCAGTATTTCGCAGGGCTGAACGTGGTCATCCTGCCGGACAACGATAAGGTGGGTTGGGAGTTTGCAAAGAAGGCGGTCAAGGCCATCAAGAACGTGGCCAACAGCATCCGAGTGGTTGATCTCCCGCTGGAAGACATCAAGGAAGATGCTTATGAGTATGTGAATAGGTACGGCTATGACAAGACGGACTTGGCAAGCATCACTAAGAAGGCTGAGAAGATCAGCGAGGAAGATGACGTAACGATTCCTGAACGCTTCGTCGCGCAAGAGGAAAAAGAGACAGAGCAGCAGCCAACGCTGGAACTTGGTACGTCAACGATTCAATTGCAACGTCAACCATTCAAGATTGAGCAGCTAGACGACATCGACGACGAGCCTGTGGAGTGGCTCATTGAAGGTGTCATTCCAAAGAAAGCGTTTGTTGCGTTGTACGCGCCACCAGCAAGTTTCAAGTCATTCGTGGCATTGGACATTGCTGAGTGCATTGCAACTGGCAGGGAGTTCCTGACAAAAGAAGTCAAGTATCAGGGTGCAGTCTTGTATATCGCCGGTGAGGGTCACGGTGGTATCGGTGCGCGTATCAAAGCCATGAAGAAGCATCACAACACGCCAGCCGGTGCGCCGGTGTTCTTTCTGAGAAAGCAGATCAACCTGAGATCAAGCGCCACCGACATCCAAGACCTAATCCAAGCCGTGGATGACATTCAAGCAACCCACGACATCCAGTTCGAGCTGGTGGTCATCGACACATTGGCCAGAGCCTTTGGCGGTGGCAATGAAAACGCCAGCGAGGACATGGGAGCCTTCATCACTGCGGCTGGTGCAATCCAAGGCAGATACAACTGCGCACTGCTAGTGGTTCACCATGCTGGTAAGGATGCCACCAAAGGACTCAGGGGTCACAGCAGCTTACTCGGTGCAGTGGACACGGAACTTGAGATCATCCGTATTGAGGACGCGCCAAAAGGCATCCTGCACATCAGCAAGCAAAAGGACGGTGAGGATGGTCAGAGATACGGTTTCCAGATGATTACGGTGGAGTTATCCACAACACATTTGGGATTCGACAGCGTAAGCAGCCTAGCCGTGGAAGTGGACAACGAGATGAACGTCAACCAAGGACGTAAGGAAGCATCAGCTCCACCAGACAGGACAGGCGGTGGAAGGAACCAGCAACTGGCGCTCAACTGTCTGCACAGTGCCATCAAGAAGTTCGGGATGATGGAGAACATTGACGGAAAGAGAAACAAAGCCATCAAGCTCGACCAATGGAGAGACGAGTTCAAGGCAAAACTTGGCAGCGATGTGGAGCCACAAACATTCACAAAAGCATGGGCAAGGGTAAAACTTGGACTCAGTGAACTCGAAAAGGTTGAGATTCACAACGATTGGTGTTGGGCAATCTATGCCGAGAACGATGGTTCAGGTACTGTGATTCCATTCAGTAAATGAGGACAGGACAAATGGACAAATGGGGACAAATGGAGGACAAATGGGAAAGCCATTTGTCCCGACAATTGGGAGGACAAATGGGGTGTGGGTCTATAAGACACACCCATATGTCCTTTTGTCGCAGTCGATTTGGGATGTATTTGTAAGAAGTGTGTAAGAAAAGAAAAAGGACAGAAACGTGGCAACAAGGAACATAAAAAAGAAGGTGGAGCAACCGAGTATTCCTTCGGACCCTTTTGAGTTGTTCATGCGAAGCAAGTTGATTGAACTCATTAACGTCAAACAACAGCATGAGCAGAAGTGGGGAGTTGAAAGGATTATTGGTTTGGTGGATGAAGGGTTCCGCACAAAGGTCTGGCAACAGAACGAAAGAATCTTCATGGCACAGAAGCAGCGTGATGAGGTGAGGCTCACAAAGGCAGTGGATGGGATGAAGAAGGCTTACGCGGCACTGGATGCGTGGGCTGTTGAAAACAAGGTACGCGAGTGTCCAGACATCAAGCATTGCCAGCACCTGATGGCTGACGGCTCAATCATGGTGGTCGTGGAGACTTATGAGGACGCGATGCTGTTTGACCAGATGATGGGACACGATGACAAGCGTCACATCTGGTGCATGGAGGAGTTGGAGCTGGTGATGAACGCTGAGGTTGTGAAGGAGACTATGGCACTGAAGCGTCAGTATCCACAAGCTCAGATGGTACGGTTGGACAAACCACCGACAAAGTTCCCGAAGGGAGGAAAGTCTGGTTTGGATGACTTTGAAGGTGATGATGGTGTTTTAGAGGGTTCACGCATGGCTAAGGTGTTCGACACTGCTGTGTATGGCTCTAAAACGAATCAGAAGGTGCTTTAAAGCGATTTAAATGGTTGGTTGATAGCTGACCATGTGTTTGACTTAATAATTGATTCTAGGAGGTTTAAATGGCTGGTAACAAAAAGAAGGTGCATGACTTGGCGATGCTTGACACGCTGCCAGTTGAGCAGATTGCGAATATGTTTGAGGCTGGTATGTCCGAGACTCGCATCTGTATGCAGCTTGGTGTGAGCAAGAAAGCATTGACGGAGTGGCTGGACAGGCCAGAACAGGAGTCTTTCCTCGCGCGTACACGAGCGCGAGCAGCGGACGCTCTTGTAAGTCAAACGATTGAAATTGCTGACGAAACGGACATAAGTGAAGTAAATAAGGCTCGTTTACGGGTGCAAACGCGCCAATGGGTGGCTGAACGGTGGAATCCAGCAGCGTACGCACAGAACAAGATGCCAAGCGTTACGGTCAATCTGGCTAACTTACGGCTCGATGCACTTCGTCATGGGGAGTTCATCGAGGCTGAGTTACCAACAGACAAACTGAGCTAAGTTGTTCAAGTTATCCACAGTCGATCATGTTTGTTGCGCGTAAGCTACACAATCCATGTATAGGCTGTGCATAACGCTGAAATAACTTTACATAATGGACATTGTATAAAGTACGTGTATGAAAAAGTATTCAGTTCCGATCTAGGCAGGAATCGTGCCAGCCTGACCCGTCCCGAGGCCCCCCGTGGTGGGCTGTGGCGGGGCGGCTGCTACAGACGCAACCCCACACGCCTCAAAAAAAAATTTAACAACTGGCCATCTACCCACTGCTTATTAAAGCAATCGCCAAAAAATTTTCATTATCCAAGCCCCAAGATAACAAACCCACCCCCACCCCACCACCCAAGCTGCCACGCCACGCCACAAAAAATTTAAAAACTAAAATCCTGCTACACTTGACTACAACATCAAGACGCATGGGGTCTGTCGAATAAAGGTTGCCATACGATGCGTTGGCGGCAATCTCTAGTTCCCGCTGGCTTCAGTCCTCAGCCGTGTTGGTGGAGAAGACATTGCGGATTCGCGGTGGATATGGGTAGGAATGTGCCTACCAAGAATACAGGGTTCACGACCTGACACCAACAACCCTTTCTTTCTTTGGTGGCACAATCCCCACATGACTAAAGAATCAACACCAAAAGAACCAAAGAAGAAACTGCACCCAGACACGCAGGAGCTGGTGGACAACGCGATCAAGAAGCAAGAGGAGAAGATTTCTAACAATCCTTTCGTGGCCTTCACTGCTCGCTACCGAAACAACCCCGTGTTGTTCGTGCAAGAGGTGCTGAACACGAAGCCAGACCAGTGGCAGATTGATCTCCTGAACCACATCGCCAAAGGCGAGCGACGAATCAGCGTCCGTAGTGGCCACGGTGTTGGTAAGTCAACAGGCGCTTCGTGGGCAATCATCTGGTATCTGCTGCTGCGCTATCCCGTTAAGGTCGTGGTCACAGCCCCAACTTCCAGCCAACTGTATGACGCGCTTTTCGCGGAATTAAAGCGTTGGGTCAAGGAGTTACCACCGACTCTTAGAGATATGCTTGAAGTCAAGCAGGACCGTATCGAGGTCAAAGAAGCCCAAACCGAAGCCTTCGTGTCAGCGCGTACATCCCGCGCCGAGCAGCCCGAAGCCCTGCAAGGTGTCCACAGCGAGAACGTGATGCTGATTGGCGATGAGGCTTCCGGCATCCCTGAACAGGTCTTCGAGGCTGCTGCTGGTTCAATGTCCGGCCACAACGCTGTCACGATTTTGCTCGGCAACCCCGTCAGAAGTTCTGGCTTCTTCTACGACACCCACAACCGTCTGGCCAATGATTGGGTGACGATGAAGGTGTCTTGCGTGGACTCGCCACGAGTCTCCGAAGCCTACGTTGAGGAGATGAAGTCCCGTTATGGCGAGGAATCAAACGCATATCGGATTCGCGTCCTTGGAGAGTTTCCACGTAGCGACGATGACACCATCATCCCAATGGAGCTGCTGGAGCTGGCCAAGCACCGAGATGTGGACGCATCGCCACACGCGAAACTGATC